ACAGCCTTGTTATGTCGTTCAGTTCTTTATCTTTCATTTGCCTATGCTTTTATATTTGCCTGTTGTTGCCTTGAGCAAATATATTTATCTGCGTATATTATAGGAAATGGTTTTTTGGTTATTGTTCTTCGTCTGAGTGCAACTCATTTAGCAGTTGTCTCAGTTTGCCACCTTCTACTGTGGCCTTCACTTTGCCGATATCATCACCTTTTGTGGGATCCGGTACTTTTGGTTGTGCATCTGTTTTATCTGTGCTTACTTTTGATTTTTGTTTTAAAGAATCATATATTGTACTTCGCTGTTTGTCAAACTGTTTGTATTCTGGATCATCTGCTAGATCTCTGATACGTAAACTGTCTACATCAAATTCTAAATCTACTTTTTGTCCAACACCAGAACTGCTTCTAGTTTTCATAAATTGTATTTGATATCTACCACGTTCTTTCATTGCTCTGCTTGTAAAAATACCAATTACATTATCTGCTGTTTGTATTTTAGAAAGTCCGCCTGCTATGTGAGAGTGATCAAATTCTATTTCTTCAACACTTGCTCTGTTCAATTGTGATGCAGTTGCTAATAGCATTTGTGATTCTACTGCAAAATTTCTTATCTCTTCTGATACATATTTGTCTTTAATAAACAAGTCTGCTGGACTAATACGTTTGCTTTTTGGCATCATAAGATCCAAGTAGTCAATCAATATACAATCAACTTTCTTTTTAGTTTTTAGTTCAAGTTCCTTAACGTAAGTTCTAATATCAAGTATTGTGCTACCACTTGGCAAGTATTTGATATACAACTCTCCAGATTTTTTCTTTAGCATTTTTACTTTCATTTCAACATTATCAATTTCTGGAAAAACTTTTCTAGTTGGAATGTTTGTCATCATTGCATCAAGTCTCATCGAAGTAAGTTCTTCACTTAATTCAAAAGAAATATACACTGTGTTCAAACCAGCAGTTGACCAATTCACTGCAAGATTCTGTAAGAATAAACTTTTACCTGCGCCTGATCCACCTGCAAAAATGTTTAGTTCACCTCGGTTAAATCCACCGAACAGTTTCTTGTCAATGTTTGGCCAACCTGTGCTGACTTGTCCATTGGAGTTTTTAAGTTTCTCCAATCTACTCTTTGGGTCTTCAAAGTAGTCTGTACCAAGATCTTTTGTTAGTCCAACACTTACTGCTTCTTTCACCATGTCCTCAACCGGAGCATAGTCTCCCTTTTCAAGTAAGTCTGCTGACTGTAAAATTGCACGTTCTAGTGCTTTGTGTCTTGAGAATGTTTCAAATTCATCCAACAACCAATTAAAGTGGCTTGGATCTAAATCTTTTGCTGTTTTAAGTTTTATATCATGTTTTGCATTTACTTGTTCAACGTCAGGCATAACTTTATATTCTTCCATGTAGTCTTTAATAAATTTTGCAAGTGGTTGCAATTTTCTATCAAAACTATTTGGATTGAATATATTTTGTGCTCTAGCAAATGATTCTGCATCTGCCATAAGCATTTCTAAATATAACTTTTGTACATCAAAACTATAATCAGCCATACATCTTTCTCTTCAAATCTATTTTTAGTTTACTAGACTCTGTTGTTTTCAGTATCGATTGTATAGTAAACAATCTACCATATTTTAACACAGCCTCCGCCACATCGCCAACCTTATTATCCCACTCTGGAAAAGCAACGCTCCAGCCAAATTCCATTGCTTGGTTAATTAATTTTTCTCCTGGTGCGTCTCTGTCAGGCACAACAATTATTTGTCTATTCAATCCTTCTATCAACTCTCTTTGTGTATCATTTATCTCTGAACCTAGTATGCTTACACCAGAAATGGTAATTGCATCAAAAGGACCTTCAGTCACTAGCACAAATTTTCTCGACCAATCTTGTGCGTCCATATTAAAAACATATCCTGGTTGAACGTCTGTATAATATTTTATTCCATCTTTTGGATCAAAGGAATGTTCTTGTAATCTTCTTCCTGTATATCCAACTATTTCCCCTTTCCAGTAAAACGGAATTATAACTCTATTGTTCATATCGAAATATGGATCTGCAGAATACATAAAATCATACCAGTCAGCACCTATGCCTCTTTCTTCCAAATACAATAATAGTTTGTCAATTAATTGTTTTTGTTTAGTTGAAAGTGTTGCTTTGTTAATATATTTTTCACCATCCCAAACTTTTTTATCAATATATCTATCCAGCCACCAATCTAATTTGTGTGTTTGTGTTGGCAAGTCTTTTTTCTTAAAACTTACGAATTTTTTCTTTTTGAAGGTTTCAATTCCTGATTCTTCTTGTCGAATTGCCTCTAGTGCTAGTTTTTGAATTGTTTGATCAGGGACACCTATGTAAGACATAAATGTTCTCATCCTTTGTGACAATCTTCTACCTACAACGTAACTTGCTTTGTAACCACAGTTAAAACAGTGATAAGAAATTGTTCCGTCTGCACTGTTCATAATGCCGCCACGTTTTTTCTTGTCTGCTGTTTCGCCGTTGTGTACACAACATGGTGCGTTAAAAGAAATCCAACCCGAAGGAGTTTTCTTCTTGTTCGCAGGTATAGAAGTCAGAATAGTATTCTGGATCAGGTTCATACCCTATATTTTACTGTCTATAAAGGATTTTGTCAATCTTTCCGTTGGTATCAGCATCATCTTTGTCCCACGTAAATCTAATGTTATGGTAAACTCCGGTAAAGTTTAAAGTGGTAACAGTTGATGAACTTGAAAACGTTGTTGATGTGATATTGAAATAATCATCATTCTCTGGATCTACTGCCATTGTTCCTTGAACTTTTAAGGTTCCTGTGAAACTAGATGGATATACAGCAATCGTGTGTAATGCTTTGTTGTTATTAATTCCAGGTTTACCAGTAATCTTACTTGATGTATTTGCTAATGCATCAATTCCGCCATTAGCAGTAAAGTTATTAATTTCTGTGCTTGGAATAAATTCAGGATATGCACCATCCAATAACTCAATTGTACCTGCAGAAGCATATCCAGTATCTGAATATGTAATTTCTCTGCTACCATCAGTTTTAACTTCACGCACTGCAAAGTTATAAAATTTAGCATCTAGTGGTAATAAATCGCCCTCGTCAATTGAGCAACTTGCCTGTCCTCTTGTAGATAATGTACTTCCATCGTCTATTGGGGTAAGTGATTTTGTTATGACTGATTTTTTAGTTTCGCTGTCAATAACGTTTAATTCATAGTAGTTGCCACTGGCAACAGTCTTTGCAGAAATGTCCTGTGCTTTTTGATCCTCGTTCTTGAACGTGAATTTAACAGGATTATCCACCCCTCTGTGTAATATTAACCGTCTATCGTACACTTTTGAATTCCTTCCATGGTAACCATTTATGTAGGCAATTACCAATTGATTTATTAAATACCTTTGTACTGTTTGCATAATACATATTTAACAGTATTTATAGATATAACATGAGTGAACTTTTTAAGACATTGAGAGACAAATTTCCGTTTTTAAGCCTAATTAGAAAGGGTGATATGGAGTTTGTTGGTATTATACAAAATCAGGATACTAACGTAATCAGTTTCTATGATTATGGAAGATTAATGAATCCCCAAGACAAGATGCATTTTCTCAAATGTGGTGAAATATGGTGGTACGAGTCAAATAGAAAATTACCAATTAACATATTCCTTAAAGGTGATTTCAAGTATTTTAGGACAACTCTAGTAACTTTAAACTCTAAAGATATAGAAATTGTAGAAGGGCCTACAGTAAAACTTTCTGAAATTTCTAAAAAGAGGGTGAAAAGGCGAACAATTCAGTTAGTAAGAAAACCTATTTAAACTTCTTTCTTTTCAGGAAGTATAGCACCTGTTGTAAGATAGTGTTGTGTTAAAGGACTATCTGGCTGATAACCATATGGATCCTTTTTAGAAGCGGTGGATTTTTTACTACGTTTTTTGGAGATTTTTTTCTTAGTTTTTTGATGTCGCATCAAAACTATATTTATCACGTGCGACTAAATTCATCTGAACTACGATTGCTTGGGCATAAGCAACTGCGTGTGATTTTTTAAAGAAGTAACTACCATCACTTGGTTTTAACCAAACTTCTTTTGTAATAGTATCCCAATCCGCGGATAACAAATATCTTTTGGCAGGACGTATGATTGCTAATACAGCCGCAAGTTGTTCAACTGTTTTAGGTTGCAACTTTGATACAATGCTAAAATGGCCATTTAGGTGAAAAAGGTTTTCTACTACCTTTGGATCTTTTAACATATCCCATTCCGGTTCTTGTATCATTAGTTCTACAAGTTCCTGTTCTGATTTTACATTCTTATAGATGTTTACATTCAAACAGTCAATTTTAAAGTATCCTCTGTCTTCTGCTTTTTTATAATCTAGTGTTGCGTGTCCAGTTACTGGGTGTTCTGGAACAGCATGAAAATATACACCAGTTTTATGTTTTTCTGTTGTCTTATCATTAATGATAGATGCTGGCGTGTGCTTGAATAATTTTAGCACACCGTCTCTATCAAAAAAATCTATATCTACATCAGGCATTAGTGCATTGTTCCTTTTCTTTGCTTTTCATGATATTTTACGAATTCTTCTCCAGTTCCGGGTTTAAGCACATCTAACACTTTTAGCATTTTACTATACCCTACACTGTTCTGCACTTTTGAATTCATTTCAGGCATACAAACTTTTCCAATGTCTCCGTCGTGTTTTATGTGTATTACCATATCTCCTTGTTCTAGATCAAAATCTAATTGGTCGTCTATGTCTATTTTAATCCTACTCAATTTTTGCCTCCTTGGCTGTTTCTTGTACAAATAAATGATCTGCTGGATAACTTTTAAATTTTGAATTCCAAAATTCAGGATTGATAAATCTTGCTGTCATTTGTAATTGTTCGTCGTTTAATGATTTTAACATTCTTTTTCCTGCGTTGCAACCTAACAATAGCCATGGCGATATTTTTCCTTGCTGTATATGTTGTACTGCTCTATTTGTGTTTGCAAGTCTAAAGTAATCCGACCACTGTGCATTTTGTTCAACGGCCCAATCCATCATGGTTGCAATACTTCTTTGCAGTGCCGCTTCAACAGGTTCGACTTTTAATGTGTCTATTAGATATGATTCATATAGGTCGTCTCTTGCCCAGTGATCTAATTTTATTTTAGATAATATTACATAGTCGATATATTTTTCTGGGTACAATGGATTTATATGCATCATAAATCTGCCAAATTTTACAAATGCATTGTAGTATGCCGAGTCACAAAAGTCCGTATACGTTTTTTCTTTTGAATTATTTTGGTGTATTTGATAAAATCTTTGATAGACCATAAAAGCATTTATGACCCATTTCTCATCCTTTTGCAAGTGTCTTCTCTTTGGCTCACACATATGAACTTGTAAAGTTCTTTCTCTTGTGAACTCCTTACCACAATAAGGACATTTAAATTTTGTCGATGCCATGTGATTCCAGTAATTCTTCTAGTTCTTTGTCTGTGATTACTTTATCTAATGTTTCGAGATCTGACTCTTTCATTGTTGGATATAATTGCTGTAATTTTTTTAAACTTTTATTTGGCACACGTTTCATTGGTTTAATCCATGGATGAAATTGTTGTTGCAATGATCCACACATAGCAGTTAATATCCAAAGTAATTTTTTATGTTTAGAACCCAAAGTAAAACAATGTTTGTTAACACATTCGTTAACCATTTCTACGTAGTGTTCAATATAAAATTTGTCTTTTGACGACACCGAAGAAACGTATCTCATTAACATATAAGGTGAATACAAAGACTTTTCGTGATCATCTATTCGATCATAGTAATCTTTATTTCTAAAGTCCACTGCTTTAAGACCATTTCTTAATTCAAAAAACTTTCTTTTACTTTTTTCTTTTGCCGGCATATTTTAATCCAAACGTTGTACAATCTTTTGGTGTAACAAACGTTAATTTTATTTTATTATGTAAATGTTGTAAACCTGAAAGTTTTTTGTTTAGTTTTTCATTTGACAACCAATCAAAAAAATCCATTGCCCACTCTCCTTGATCCATCCATACAGGTGTACCATCTGTTGTAACCATTATGGGTGCATCTATTTTAATTGTTTTCCTACCAGACCGAGCCATAATCTACCTGTTCACATTGTCTTGATATGTCCTTAACAAAGTAAGCACACATTGGTTTAGGTCCGTCTGTAAGTGGTACCGAAAGTAACTGTCCTGATTTTACTTTTGGAAAGTACCATTTTACCTCAGTATAGATATCAACAATATCTATTGGCATAAATTCTGGTTTAGTGCTTGATAATGGATTAAATGTAAAAGCATCAAACCCTCTATCGTTTAAACTAGTAATTGGTAGTATGTGCATTTCTTGTTGTCCTAATTCTCCAATTAGCATTTTCCAATCCAAAGGCATTTTAATTTTATGTTCACCTATTTCTAACACTGCCGCCGGAGCATTAAAACTTTCTAAGAATATAAGAGGTATGTAAAAGAAGTCTGGATTCTCAGGATCTGAATTATCCATCACAGAAAATCTTAAATTTTCATCTACGTATTCCGGTATTTTTTCTAATGTATATGTTCTATTTTCCAGTGTAAGGATTTTCATAATCTATCTTTTCTATATTATACGGATAATTTGCCTCTTTGTAAAACTTTTTTCTTTGTGTAAGATGTCTTTTTGCAAACTTGCAACTGCTGGTAATATCCCAAATTTGAACATTGTCTTTGTCTTCTGCTTTACGAATGCCTCTTCCTATGCTTTGAATCACTCTTACGAAAGATTTGCCAGGTTCAATAAGAACAAGATTGAATATCCGAGGAATATTAATTCCAACGGATGCGACCCCATAAGTTGCGATAATAATTTTATTTTGTGTTGTAGACACTTCATCGTAGTGTTCTTTCCTTTCTGTATTTTTAGTTGATCCTGATATAAAAACAGAATCTTTTAATTTTTTTTGTAATATTTCACCTGCGGATATTCTGTCTACTAAAATTAATGTGTTTCCCGATGATGAAATATCTTTTATTGTTTGTGCAATCCACGTCATTCTATTGCTGTCCGTAGTTAGCCATTTTAGTTCTTCTTGATAGTTTTTGAATATTGGATGATCTTGTGTTTGCAAAACGTTTACATGACAGTTCGCAAGTACACCTTTATCTTGTAATTCTTTTGCAGGCAGTTTGTTGATAACATCTCCAATTGAAACTTTTATTCCCATAAATTCAAATTCTGCTTTTGGAACTGTACCTGTAAGTCCCCAACGTATTCCGCAGTGTGCAAAAGGACCTGTAAGTAATCTTTTAAGAACATCTGCTTTTGCCATGTGTACTTCGTCAATAATTACTGTGTTTATTCCATCACAAAATTCTTTGAACTCTGTGCTGTGTTCATTTTTTGCTTTCTTTTCAAGCACGTTCAAACTCTGCCAAGTTGCAATAGTATTATATCTACCTACTTCTTTACGGTCACCATAGTATACGCCTGTGTCTAAATTACAAGCAACAAAGTCTTCTTCGGTTTGTGTTACAAGACTTTTGTTTGGCACAATAGTAATCGTTCTTCCATATGGTTCGACCAGTTGACACAGTGCCGCAGTAATAATGGTCTTACCTGCACCAGTGGCGATCTCTTGTATACTTTGTGGGTTTTCAATGAACTTGTTTATTGTTTCCACTTGATAGTCTCTTAATTCTATAGGTTGTCCTGCTTCGGGATGATTCTCCGGCCATTGTATATGTGACAAATAATCTTTGTCTATTGCTTTAAATTCGAAATTGTGTTGAGTTCTTTTGTCTTCGAAGTCAACGTAAACTCCTGCTTCTTCTAGTATTGGAAGTATTTGTTCAACAAGACTTAGATATGTTGTACCACCTAAACCAAAAAATGCAATTTTACCATCCCATCTGCCTAGTTTTACTGAAGGCAAGTGAAATGCATACGGAACTTGATATTTGAATTTGTTGTGTAAACGTTGTCGCCATTTGAGATCTAGGTTCTCAAATTTTACATTTACTTCATCTTTTATTACTAGTTTGCAACTACTCATAGTTTTATTATAATGTTCTCTTCTCCAAAATTAAAATTACTTGGAGTATGATCATTATAATACAACGTTTTAGGTAAATTATCAAGATATAATTTTAACTTATCGCTACCGCCTGCATAATAACCACCACCTAAAGCAATTAATACACATTTTGGTTTTACTTTTGATTTGATAAGTGTTTTTGGTATTCTATTTCTAACAAAAATTACTTTTGTTTCCTGGTCAATATATTTAAATTGTTTTGTTAATTGGTAGATGTCGTAAAGTGTTTCAAATTTATCATCACTCATTTTGCCTACAATATTATCATTATACTCGTGTGATTCACTTTCACGTTTTGGTTGTTTCATGTCAAAACCAAATGCCATATGCTTCATTTCTATGCCATGCCTGCTAAATGTATTAAGCCAATGATCCCAATCCTCTGCGTCTTCCTGTGTATGAGGATCTCCAGTAACCGGTACTATTATTGGATATAAATCTAATTCGGTAAATCCGGATACTAAACTATCTCTACTATACAAGTTTCTATCTGCCCATAATTTGTTACCTTGTGCATGAGCAATCTTTCCGCCAAGTTCAGACCACGATTTTATTTTAATGCCCTTTGTTTTTAAACCAAAGTTTTTTAAACTATCTAATTGTATTAAAGGTTTTTCGTTTTTAAGATGTTTATCCCAATAGTCATGTAATGACTCTGCACCATTGCTGATAACAATTTGATCTCCAACTAATCTTGCAGTTGGTTTTCTAAATCCTGCTATTTCATTTCTAACCTCATAGTAATCATCTAACAGATTTGTCTCTACAAATTTAAAATCATATCTGATTGCTATCAATGTTAGATAATATGTTGTTACATCTGTCTGTAAAAAAATCCATTTTTTTGAATCTCCATCATAACTTGCGTATCCGTTTGGCAATCCTCTACCGTCTTTTAATTTACGTATTAATGAAATAATTTTTTTATTGTAAGGGAATCTCATTTCAATTTTATTAACCCCTTCTTCGTCAGTATATTTTTCAATACTTTTTTCAAAACTTATTACCCTAAATGGCTCGTCATATTTTGGAGTATCAACCAAACTTTTTATATCCATACCGTGTGCTTGAAATTTTGTTAGATATCTTTTTAGAATTACTACCGCTAATTTGGCCTGTTTTTCAGTCCATGCATATTGAGACTCACAGAGAGAATTTACTGTTTCTCTATCTTTTGGATGAGGATTTATCTTTGTTTTTACGTTGTTTTGGGAAGACGCCCAGAAATATTCATTATATGCTAATATTTTAAGTGCTTCGTTAATAGTTTTTGGCAAATCTGTGTGCATATTGTCCATGGTATTTTAGATAATTATTAGTATATTATAGCATAATTGGTAATATAGTCAACCATGAAAAAACAAACTAAACAGAGAAGAACAAAAAAAAAGACACTTAAAAAACAGTTTGAAAGAACTTTAACTGTAAGAGAGGGTGTGACTGCATATAAACCAACCCCACTAGTTGCGGCACATTGGTTTAGAAAGTTAAATCAAATGCTTTTCAATAACAGATTAAGCGGTGTCGAAATTAGAATTAAAAAATTACATCATGACTGGGGCAGATGTGTTGCCGATTGGGATAATCGATCATGCAGAAAAGGTACTTACAATCAAAGAGTAATTCCTTTTGGAAAAACAGACGTGTACTTTTACATAGAATTGCATTCAAAATATCCTAAATGGAAAGACTTTATTGAGACACTTGCTCATGAAATGGTGCATTTATATCAAATGCAAGTAATGAAAGATCCTTATTCAAATCACAACGCAAACTTTTATGCGTTTGTTCCAAAATTTAAGTCTGTTGGTTTAAGACTTTATCGTTAAATTCTTTGTACGTTAGTAAAAAATCATTTCCTACATTATAACCTGTTTGTAAATTGTGCAAGTATTCGGGAGGATTGTCATGCACGATTGTAAACTTGCAGTATGGTCTTTTCTTCAAATGATCTCTATACCATTTTAACCAAGTGTCAAATATTGTATCATTATGACGAGGTCCGTAGTTTTCTGTGTCCTGATAAATGTTATTCTCTTGATTATGTCCATACTCTCTAAAATCAAATCCTACTAGATATATATTTTTATGTCCATGAACACAGGCAGTCCAAATTGCTTGATTACCACTTATTGAATAAGGATTGTTTGGTATTAAATGCAATACTTTTGGTCCTCCTTTTGGATTTCTATTCACTTCTAAAGACGGTGCATAGTGATAACATTTTTCATAAACTTTATCTTTGCACATAGATGCAGTCATATATGAGTCAACACTAAAAATAAAATCAGGAACAAAGTCTCTGTAAAGTGCATTACAGCCATATGTTTGTCCTGTTGCCTTTAAAGAATTTAAGTCAAACCCTTTACGAGATGGACCATTTCCGATTATATAAGCATTACCTCGAGGAACTGCTTTTACTCTATCTTCATAAAATTCAGTTTCCTGTATACGTTGGCCTTTCCTAATGATAGTTTTAGTAATAATCGTTTCGCCTTTGTATGGCGTCCACTCTATCGTTTGTATTGTGCTAGACATATTTTTCTTCTAATCTTTTTTTAATTCTTTTCCATGGTAGTCCTTGTTCTATTTCTTTTGTCCACCATTCTGTATATGATAACTGATTTAACCATTTTTGTCTATCGGGCATAACAGGATTTTCTATTTTTGCTAAATCTATATTACCAACATCGTAACTTAAACTTGATTCAGATACAAATACCGGAACCCCTGCAAATACTGATTGCATAGCAGGATTGCTAGAATGATTAACAACTGCCCAGGCTGTTGCTAATTTCTGTGTAAAGTCTGTATCGTCGTATGTGTTTACATCTTTTATAGGATAAATTGTTCTCACGTTTTCAAATTTTTTGTTGTCGATTAACACACGATTTCTCGGATGCGGTCGTACTATAATTGGTTTGTTTGTGTGCTGTCTTATTTTTGTAATTTGTTGCTCTATCCAAGTTTGCATTGATGGATTGTTTCTCCATTGATGGCTTCTATGATGCTGTCCACAAATTATAATTTCATTTCCTGTCTTTCTCCATGGAGCAAGTTTTATTTTAAATTTGTCCCAACGAGTCGAATCTACTTCTTGATTAGCAAAGTCTGCCTCTCTGTTAACTCCGTTAATACCAATCTTCCATGTTTCGTTTCTGTTAATTCCACCAACTTCTAAAACAATGACAGGTTTATTTTGTGCTTTATAACTTTCATATATTGCTTTATAGTTTGACATTCTGCCCATCCAAAGGACACTCCATATAACAGCAACATCACAATTTTTATTGCTATCTATAAAAACTTTTTCTCCGGCATCCTGTAAACTTTTTATAAATGCATCAAACACTGGTGCACTGTTTAACGGGCCATATTTTTTAAAAACATTTATTCTCATTATTCGTTTGGAACATTTTTCCAATAGTCTAAATTACGCACATCCTTTGTTGCTTCTAATGTTTGTCCTTTAAAGTCTTTTTTCCAACTTGCATTACCTTCTTTTCTTTTGCCTTTGAAATGGTCCATGTACAGACCCAACTCACTATTGATGAATACATGATGTCCACGTACACCTTTCCAATATCCTATGTCATTTACTTTTATATTTTTATTTTTTTGATACTCCTTAGATAGATGCCACAGTGTTGAACAATCAGTCCATTCAAGTAGTTTAAATATTTCGTCCGTGATATACATTTTTTCCCAATCGTTGTTGTAGTTTTGTATCTCCGGATGTTTTAAGTTATAGCCAACAAATCCACATTCAGGATATTTTCCTCCATCTTTTAATTTTGGATTTTCTCTACCGAGATAGGTCAACATACTATCTACAGGCAACAAATCAATCAAGAATTGTTTTGGCATAGGTCGAAAAGTATATGTATCAGCATCCAACCATATCAGATAATCAAAAGCAGATGATGTTTTTATAGCATGGGTAACACAAAAAACTTTATTAGCAAATCTTACAGCATCAAATAAAAAAGAACCTTTGTTTGCATTCCTGGTTGCCGCTGTTGGTCGTTTTACGCCGCCTGGAATTTCTTGTAGTTCTCCATTTGCTACTGGATCGTTTTTATGTTTAGTTTTAAATTTTACTAATTCAGGTTGCACCTTGTGTATATCAATCCATTCAACTCTTGCTTGAGCAGTTATATCTTGCTCTTGTGATTCGTGATAGACAGTAACTTCTATATCTTGTGGCCAATTTTTAAGCACACTGTCTACTGCACGTTTAGTATAACTGTTCCATGTGCCAGGCTTGTATGATGTTATTACTTTAATTTTCATTATGATTCCAAATTATATTTTATCATCCAGTCTTTATATATCCAAGCAGGCACAACTGCCTTTCCTGCTTTTTGACTTGCTTTGACTATATCTAGTTTATGTGCAGTTTGCATTCTTTGTTTGTAAAAATTTTGTAAATCTTGATCCATATTTTGTGTTAACCAATGTCCAACAGGCACAGTCCATCCAGTTTTCATTTTGTTAATTATAGCATTAGGCAAAATATTTGTATATGCTTTTTTTGAAAGTATTTTTGTATTGCTCTTGTCTTTGCCCATTTTTACATCGGTGTGTATGCTCATACAATAATTCATAAATTTTTTTGTGGCAAGCGGAAAACGTCCTTCCATACTATAAGCCATTCCATATTTGTCATTCCTGTTGAACATCTCCTCTGGAACCTGTGCTACGCAATCTAAGGCCATATGCGATCCAATTGGATCATCTGGATTCCATAATGTGTCTGGATAACATTTTTTAAATTCTTCTAACAGTATATTTTCATCAATTGGGTTATCGGTTAGTAGTAAAGGTCTTTTAATTCTGTGTAACCAAAGTGTTAATACATCGTCCCAACTTTTAATTCCGTTTGCAACACCTTGTTTTTTAAGCCAATCTTTGTTTCTCATTTTCCAGTACTTTGGATAACCAGCAAGTATTTCATCTCCCATATCTCCAGCCATTGTAACAACAATATCATTCTCTGATAATACTTTATTTGTGTAACAATACATTGCCATACTAGGATTGTATACAGGTTGCTCCATAAAATATATAGATTCGTCCCAACTATCCATAAAATTTTTAGGAGTAATTTTTACTTCTGTATGATTAAAATTATTCTTACGTGCAAGTATTTCAGCACAATTGGCGTCACTATTGTAGTCTTCGTCAACAACAACATTTGGATACATTTTATTTGTAAATGAATTTACTTCTCCTTTAATCTGCTTTAATTCGTATGCTACCATGCTTGAATCTAAACCGCCACTTAAGAATACTCCAAGTTTTCTTCTGCCAATGCTACACATTTCAACAGATTGTCTCACCATTGATCTAAATTCTGTAGGATCAAATTTATTATTGCTGTTTGGTTTAATGTTAATACGGTGCTGTTGTTTTATCTTTCTATTATTAATATCGTATATAATTGTTTCGCCTGCTAATAGTTTTTTAATACCTGTAAAGAATGTATTTCTTAAAGCATTTATTCCTGTTCGTCCCATAAAACTGACTGCTAGTTGATCAAGTTTTCGACTTCCGGGTACTTTATCTAACATACCTTTAAGTTCAGAACCAAACACCAATCCTTCTTTAATTTCTGCATAGAACAAAGGCTTAATGCCCGCATGATCTCTTGATATCCATAACTCTTGCTCTTTGTGTTTGTAGTATGCAAATCCATGCATTGAATCTATTTCGTCTAAAAACTTTAAGCCAAACTCGTCAAGTCCCCAGGCAAGTAGTTCTGTATCACATCCTGTAATTCCAGCAAATCCTTTTCCTGTATATTTTTGTTTAAGTTCGTAGTAGTTGAATATTTCTCCATTGTATACCAGTGTGTTACCTTTAGGTGTTTTCCATGGTTGGATTGATAATTTTGGATTAGCCATTATACTTAAAAGGTTGTGTCCAAGAGTAACTTTATGATCCGGATCCCACCAAATTTTTTCTCCGTCGGGACCTCTATGTTTGCAAATCTGAATATAACTGTGAATAAATTCAGGGTCGTGGTCAGTTATGCCGTATATTCCGCACATTTATAATCCTAATTTTTCTTTGAAACGTTTGAATACAGTGCCGTCTTTGATCTCTTTTTCCGTCCACTGTTTATAACCAAGGTCATATACCCATTGGTCTCTGTCTGGATATTCTGGTGATTCTATTTTAGATAAGTCTTTGTTTGCTACAGGCCAACAAATTGCAAGATCTGAGGTAACAAAGGTAGGGATACCACGAACGCAGGAATCGATACTGGCAGTAGAATTGTGAGTAATAATAGCATGACAATTATTTAATGCCTCTTGATAGTTGAATCTGTAGTACTTTTTCTCATCACCTTTAAAAAATTTTTGTCCAATTATAACTTTACAGTCTTTAGGAAACTCGTTTATTCTTTCTTCTATATGCACAACATGATTAGGATGTGGTCTTACTAAAAAAGGTCTTTTTGTAAGCGGTCTTATTTTTTTATAAACATCTTTAAACCAAGCAACAGGATCTAATTCATTCATACTCCAGTTGTCTTTAGGTTGTAACACAAACATAATTGGATCGTTAGGATTCGATTTTCTCCATGGTTCGTATTTTATATTCCATAACTTTTTCATACGTTCCCATCTATCGGGCGGACTATTATCTGATAGAAAGTTTCCATTATTCATGGGAGAATATAATGCAACTCTCCAATGATGATCGGGTCCATGCACGTTTCCAAAACTAGATAATATGCCTCCGTCAAATGTAATAATATAGATTCCTTTTTTCTTTGCTCGTTCCACAAGGTCTAATCTTCTGCCTTTTGTATGATGCCTTTGATTTGTACCGCCATATCCAAACATACAACCAATTGGTGCAGTAGGCTCCATTTCATCCTTTTGCCACTGCCCGGTCATATTTTCATTTACTATTACAGGTTGATCTCCACAAGCACGTACACCTTCTGCCATATGTTGCAGTAGATCCCAACTGGCTCCTCTGCGTCTGTCTTTAACCGTTCTTCGAAATATTTCAACTTTCATTAAAAACCTTCTGCTAACATTACCGTTGCTCCTGGGAATCTTGCCTCAACAATTTTTTTAGCCTCTATTGATGTCCTTCCTTCTTCTGCAACTTTCATAGGAGCACCACCTTGTTTGTATGTAACTAAAAACACATATCTTTTCATATCAATTGCCATCTAATATCCTCCATGCATAACCATTTTGTATTTCTTCTGCAGTAAATTGACCATAAGCCATTGAGTAATACAACGGTTCACGTTCAACATATTTAGGTTGTTCGATTTTAGTAAAATCTGTTTCTGATATTGGTGCACAGGCGTTGTGTGCATCTGTAAAACAAGGTATACCTTTAGTAGTTGCTTCTAAACTTATGTTTGAATTGTAAGTTACAATAGCATAAGCATCGTTCCAATCAATAGGTCCGCTTGGTTTTGTGTCGTCTTTTCCTGTTACAATATATCCACCGTTTTTATCCAAGCCAATAATGGGATTGTACCCTTTGTTTTTTACTATAATCGGTCTATCCGTATTACTACGCAAAATTTTTAAAGTATTATCTAACCAATTTTCAACTTGGAAAAATTTTGCCATTGCATTTGACGGAGGGCAAACAATAATATTTTTGCCGTTTTTTTTCCATGGGTGTATAGGCCACGGAAACGATTTTTTGAATCTATCATCCGGTCTTTTCTCTTGCCAGTTTTTTAGATGATTGTTTTTTACAATTTTAACATAGTATGGAGAGTTACGTGTTTCTCCCCAGTAAGGTCTATCGATGTAGTAAAAATCTATTTTGTTTTTTTCTGCCCATCTATATACAAGATGTGTGCCTCGCAAAACACCAAACATAACAACTTTATTTGCGTCTGTCTTTTTTAATATTTCAGTGGGTTGTAATTTTTTTGATCCGGGTAAACCTTTTACTGCCCAGTCAACATATTTTTCTGTAAGTTTTCTATTTGTAGCACTAACGTATATCATTCGACAGTCGTTTCACATCCTCATTAACCATTAAAGCAACCATGTCTTTAAATGATGTTTTTGGTTCCCAATTCAAAATTTCTTTTGCTTTTGCATAGGATCCGTGTAGAGCGTGAACTTCTGCTGGACGTTTAAAACGAGGATCAGTTTCTATATATTGCTCCCAATCTGTAATACCAACAGTGTCAAATGCATGAGTTAATAGTTCTCGGATAGTATGTTGAACACCTGTGCATATTACATAATCCCCAGGTTCTTTTTGTTGTACCATTGCATACATGGCTTCAACAAAGTCTCCAGCAAATCCCCAATCTCTTTTTGCTTCAAGATTTCCTAGTGTAAGTTTTTTTGCAAGTCCTAATTTTATTTTTGCAACACCGTCGGTTACTTTTCTTGTTACAAATTCTTTACCTCTAATAGGAGATTCATGATTAAACAGCACACCATTTGATGCGTGTATACTATAACTTTCACGAAAGTTTATTGTCATCCAATAAGCATACAATTTAGAAACACCGTATGGTGAACGAGGATGAAACGGTGTAAGTTCGTCTTGAACACCATCTCTGTTTGCATTTCCATATAATTCACTTGTACTTGCTTGATAAAATTTTGTTGTAGGATTATGTCCAACTATTGCATTTAAAATATTTAAAACTCCCATAGCATTTACTTCGCTTGTCTGTTTGTTTAGTTCCCAACTTGCACCTACAAAACTTTGTGCGGCCAAGTTATAAAATTCGTTTGGTTTAAGAGTTCTTATAAGATGATTCATATTGGCATCGTCTGTTATATCGCCAGTTATAAGTTCAACATCATTTTCAATGCCTAGATAATCTAAATTTGATAGATTTGGATTGCTGTATCTTTTTACCAAACCATATACTTTGTAATCATGGTGTAGTAAATGTTGTGCAAGATAAGGACCATCTTGTCCGGTCATTCCTGTTACAAATGCAATTTTCTTCATGTACTTTTAATTATGTTTTTGTTAGGCCGGTGGAACTTTTTTCCAATAATCTATTTCCTGTACCGTTACTGACGCATTAGGGTTTTCTCTCAAATCTTTTTTAGCAGATGTACCTCTGCTTTTTCTTTTGCCTTTAAAATGGTCCATGTACAGACCCAACTCACTGTTGATGAATACATGATGTCCTTTGACGCCTTTTTGGTAACCTATATCGTGAACTTTTATATTTTTATTTTTTCTATATATTTTGCTTAGATGCCAAAACACAAACGAGTCGTGCCATTCAAGTATGTCAAATACTTCGCCTGTTTTGTAAAGATTTTCCCAATCAGTTATAAAATTTTGTATCTCCGGATGTCTTAAGTTATAGCCAACAAATCCACATTCAGGATAAACGCCTCCATCATTTAATGTTGGATTTTCTCTACCGAGATAGGTCAACATAGTATCGTGAGGTAATAAATTTTGGAAAAAATCTAAAGGTACCGGCCTGAAAGTAAATGTATCAGCATCAATCCATAATACGTAATCATAGTCTTTTGAATTACGCACAGCATTTATAATACAAAAAACTTTATTTGAAAATCTTACAGCGTCCCATAAAAAAGATTCTTTATCTTTGTCTAATCCTTGCAGTGTATTTGACCTACGTACTCCGTCGGGTATCTGTGTTAACTTGCCATTAGCAACAGGATCATCTTTATATTTGTTTTTGAAATTGAACAGTTCCGGTTCTGCTTTTATTAGATCAATGCATTGAATTCTATTTTTAACATCTTGAGGTTTTTGTTCTTCACAATATAAAAAAATATCTACATCCTTTGGAAATTTTTCAGCCATTGAATGTATTCCACGTTTTGCAAACGACTTCCAAGTGCCTGGTTTATAAGATGTAATGATTTTTAACTTCATTTCCAATATTTACTTGTCATGTGATGCCTCTATAAATATTTGTATGAAAAATTTGGTAATACAATATTACATTGACATAAATTTATATCCTGAAGTCAAAAAAAATAGTCCTTCTTGGTTAAAAATACAGTCAACAAATACAGAAAAATATTCAGAATATAGTTTTAAAAAATATTGTGCAAAGTACGGACATGACTTTTTGCGTGTTAGTGAACCCGCTTTATTGTTTAGACATCCTACCTGGGAAAGATTTGATTTATTTTTTAATAACAAATGGTTAGACGAATATGATCAAATATTATATGTTGATACTGATGTATTTGCTTTTGATCATGCTCCAGATATTTTTAATCATAATTTAGGAATTAAATCATTTAAATCGCCCGCTTACACAAAATATCGTGGAATGAATGACAGTCAAATTAAAAGTAGTATGCATACTATATTCGATAATTGTGATTTAGATAGCATTAGAAAAGTATTTTTTCAAAGCGGTGTTTGGATGATTAACAAAAATTGTAGAGATATAATGATGCCATGGGTACAAAAATGGAAAGAGTTTGACTGCGATGACGGACAATTTTTAAACTGGTGTGTTGTTCAAAGTGGTATAGAGTATCATGATTTAAGTCCAATGTTTAATGTTAAAAATAACGGATTGTTTAAGGATTGGAACTACAGAAAAACTTATTTTTTACACAGTGCAGGCGGTAGAAAATACAGAGATGATTCTCCTTTATACAATTTTTTGTCCTCTACTTTTCCTGCTGTTAGTCAAGGTGCTTAATTAAATCACCAACGTTAACTTTAAAATTTATCAAGTCGCTAAATCTTTTAACACCTTTAGGTTTTTTATTTCCTTCCATTGCAATTGGCACAGTATCAGCAAGGTACAACTCGTGTTTTAATCCTAAATGGTGTGAGAGTATTGGATAAACTTTTTTGTGTATCATTTTTGGATCTTGTATCTCAATTACTTTTGTGCCTGGCTTACACCACAACAAGTTGACTAATCCTGCACCGTGTGCCGCAACAATATGTGTTGCTTCTGCAAATGTTTTCATTTGTTCTCTTATTGTCATTTTTTCTAATGCAACAGTTTCCCATCCTTTAAGTGCAAGTACTAATTCATCTGAGTTCATGATTTTTCTTGTTTTCGCACCCGGTCTAAGCACAACAATTTTTCTGTGAGGTTTAAGATCTTTTAATTTTGGTATTCCTTTAAAATGTCTCAACCATTGTGCTAGGTGAGGAGTAATAACACCATCCTTAGAATTACTTAAACTAGGTACAAGCAAATGTTTAAATTGCCATGTTTCGTTTTTTGGCATTACAACTATTTTAATTTCAGGAAATAATTCCTTTACAACTTTTTCTAAGTATTTGCTTTCGTTAGCAATAATATAACAGTATCTTGAAAAGTCAGTTGACCATCTTTTTTCCATTAATCTAAATTTACTAATTACATCAATCCAAATGTGCCAAGGATTGTTTGCACTTGCTTCGTCGATTGGTAGCCAAACATATGTGTATCTTTCATCAAACGTCTGGGTAACGTGTGGTAACTCTACTTTAACTTCTTCGCCCCATTCCTTCCAAAGTTTGTGAGATTTGTTAGGTTTAAATTTACTTTGGTGTGTTAATGACCAAACATAATTGGTAATAAGTTTTTGTCCCATGGTTGCTAATAGCGGACAACTATGTATTTTACAATTATGAAATTCCGCAACAAAGGTTGGTAAACTTGTATAGTGCGGATCTATATCTTCGTGATAAGGCACAGTATAATCGTATCCGTGGTCAACTTGTTCCCATCTATCTAAAAAATATTTTATTGAATCAATGTTTTTCATGGTAGCAATAGTCAAATAACTAATATATAATTATTAGATTATGCTTACCAGTCTCTTTATAAATGGTTGTTCGTTTTTAACTTTTAGACCACGTGATGGAGTTAATACACATTGTGGTATAGAACTGTCTAAACTTATGGAGTTAGATGTTGCAGTTAACCTTGCCGGCGGTGGTAGAGGGTCAAAAAGACTCATGTGGACAACAAGAGTTTGGTGTGAAAAGTTTCCAGAACAAGCAAAAAAATGTTTCTTTTTAATAGGATCAAGTGGAGGTAATAGATATGATTACCCAACATCTGATGGATATAAAAAACATAAATTTCCAACAATGGATACTACTTGGAAAACTTGGAATCCAGATAAAGATACGTCAACACGTAGTTTTTTCAAATATCTTTTGTCAACAGGTGTTGATGTAGACGTAATGACTCAAGTTGAATCTATTTTAGGTTTGTTAGATTTACAAGATTATTTTGAAAATAAAAAATATCCTTATGTGTTTTACAATACATTATCTGATGCAAAAATTGTAAACAAAGACGTAAAGTTATTGTTTGATAAAATTAATAAAAAAAATTTTTTTAAATCAGAAACAAGTCATTTTGATTATACAAGAGAAAACAAACAATACTGCAAAGTGGGTGATGCTCACCCAAGCGAAGAAGGACACAAGGATTGGGCAAAACAATTAAAGGAATTCATAGATGCTAACAATTTACGCACCATCTAATAAACCTAACAGCAAGGCTTGGGAAGTTTTTAACGGTGTTAAAAAAGCATGGCCTGATCAAATTACTGTTAAAGATAATGGTGCCGAAATAGAACCCGCAATAAATTCTATGTTTTGGGGTTTTGTAAACAATAATTTACCGTTAGTTAAAAAATTAGAAGAACGTAAACATCAGTTTTGGTTTGCTGATACTCCTTACTTTGGCAGATTTGATAATAATAATCTTAAACATGATAATCATTATTGGCGTATATGCAAAAATAAAATTCACGCAACGTTTTTAAAGGATTGTAAAGCAGATAGATTTGAAAAGTTTGGAATGAAAATTAAAGCACCAACTCTAAAAGGCTCTCATATTTTAGTATGTCCTAGTTCAACTGGCATACACAACTATCTTGACAGGCCCAATTGGATTAATGAAACTATTGACCAATTAAAAAGAGTAACTGATAGACCAATCAAACTTCGACACAAGCCTAGGGGCAGGGGAACTTCAGGCCCAAGTGAAGCAACAGTTCCCCTATCCGAGGACCTAAAAGATGCGTGGGCGTGTGTAACAAGTTGTAGTATAAGTGCCGTTGAAGCAGTGTGCATGGGAGTACCTATATTTTGTGATAAAAAAAGTTTTGCAGAACCTATGGGTAATTTACAATTAGAAGATATTGAAGATCCATACTATGCTGGACCAGAACCATGGTTATATAGTTTGGCTTATCAACAATTTACACCAGAAGAAATTGAAAATGGTCGTGCTGTTGAAATTTTAATTGATAAAGGATTTTTATAATGCCAAAACTTAAACAGTTTAATGATAAAGAATTTAACATAAATGTAGCAGGAAAAAATATTATTTTTTCAAATAATCCTGCGTCAAAAACTTACATTAAAAATAGAATGGATAGAATGCTATCAAAGGAACCAGAAACAATTAAATGGATGAATAACTTTGATTCAAACACAATATTCTTTGATATTGGAGCAAACATTGGAATATACACTTTGTATTCTGCTATTGTAAAAAGTAATACTGTGTATGCGTTTGAACCACATTCAGCAAGTTATAAAAATTTGTTAGATAGCATAAATGCAAACAAATTGCAAAATTGCCATGCATATTGTATTGCTGTAAGTGACAAAATTAACTTAAACAACATTAATGTGAAAAATATGCACGAAGGTGTTGCCGAAAACATAGTAGGTGAAAAAGGTGACTACTATCAC